AACGAATCGTAATTACGATCAATTCCAAATATCAACAACAAGAAGTGGTACTGCAGTGACCTTTACTGATCTTGGTGGAGGAAATGCTCATCAATTCGAAATGGCGAAAAAAAGTGAAAAGTCAGTAGTTGTAGTTGATAATTTAATTCAACATCCATTAATTTTCACTAGTATTTCTCACACATTATCCAATGCTATCGGAGTAGCGATTACCACATTTAATCTGAGTGGCATATCTTCAATAAACCCATCGGACATATTAAAAATAGATGATGAGTATCTTAGAGTTACTAATGTTGGATTAGGGACATCAAGCACTGGACCAATTACTAATAATGGATCATTTAATTTGGTCCAAACTGATAGAGGGTTTGTAGGAAGTTCGGCAACGTCCCACTCATCATCAGCACAAGTTGATATTTACAGAGGTGCTTTTAATATTGTAGAAAACGAGATACATTTTGCAGAAGCACCAAGAGGAAATCCTCAAATAGATAAAACTAAGTTTAATTTGGATTACGAAACTTCTTCATTCAATGGAAGAGTTTTCCTAAAATCTGATTATACTTCAAATAAAGTATATGATGACATATCAAGCGAGTTTAATGGTATTGGAAGAACATTTAGTTTGAAAGTTGGCGGTGCAAATACTACTGGTCTGAGTACCGATGGTAGTAGTGGTATTGTTTTAATTAATGGTATTTTCCAACAACCAACAACTCCAAATAATCCTAAAGGTAACTTTGAAATAACAGAAAATGCAGGAATAAGCACTATCACATTCTCAGGAATTACAGTTCCCAATAGTGATCCATTGGAATATATTATTTCAGATGTTGATGTAAATCAAAATGAAACTCCAAGAGGTGGAATTATTGTTTCTCTTGGATCTACACCAGGACTTGGTTTTGCACCACTTGTAGGAGCATCTGTGACTGCTACAGTTGCTGCTGGATCTATTACTGGCATAACAACTGATTTGCCTGGAGGATCATTTGGATCTGGTTATAATGGTTTAACTTCTATTGGTGTCACTGTTTTTGAGGATGGGCACTCTGGAACGGCAGCAACTATTACTGCTACTGTAGGTGCTGGTGGAACACTTTCGTTTACTATTGATGGAGGGGGAACTGGTTATACAAATCCATCAGTATACGTATCATCACCATCTTATGAAAACCTTTCTGTTGTTGGAGTTTCAAGACTTGGAGTTGGGACAACAACCACAACTGGTATTGGATTATCAATTAGTTTGAGTGTTGGTTATGTTGGAATTGGATCAACTTACTTTGGGGTGGATAATTTTGAAATTACTAAAGATGGATATTCTTTCCGAAGAGGTGATGTATTTAAACCTGTTGGTCTCGTTACTGATTCTACATTATCAAGTCCTATTCACGAATTTGAATTAACAGTCTTAGAAACTTATTCCGATAAATTTGCTTCCTGGCAGTTTGGAAACTTAGACTTTATTGACTCTATTTCAGATCTTCAGGATGGTACAAAAACAACGTTCCCATTATTCTATAATGGGGAACTTATTAGCTTTGAAGCGGATCCTAGCATCAGGATTGACCTGCAAAATTGTTTATTGATATTCATAAATGGAGTTCTTCAAGAACCAGGAGTTAATTATACTTTTGGTGGAGGAACATCGTTCGTATTTACTACTGCACCAAAACCAGAAGACAATATTTCAATTTATTTCTACAAAGGAAGTTCTTCTGATTCTTCTGTTGGTAGTGTTTCTGAAACTATAAAGAAGGGTGATACTCTTCAAGTAGTAAAATTCAATGATGCTCCAGATATTCTATCTCAAAACAAGAGAACTGCTACAGATCTGTCATTCTCGGATAAAGTTGAAACAGAAACGTACTCTGGTCCTGGAGTAACTGAAACTTATAGACCATTAAGTTGGACAAAACAAAAAGTCGATAAGAACATCAACGGTGAGTTTGTTTCTAAAGCGAGAGATTCCATTGAGTCACTAATTTTCCCAACAGCAAATATTATTGATGATGTATCTACATCTGATACTGAAATATTTGTTGATAGTGTTGAATTATTTAAATATGAAGATCCTGATTTAAGTTCTTTTGATGCGTTAATAGTTGGTGGAATATCAACTGCTTCAATATCTACAATAACTGGAAATGATTCAATTGAACTTGTAAAGAACTTCACAACTATCCAAGGAGATTCTGGATCTGTTGTAGGAATTGCATCTACATCTTCACCAAATCTTGCTATAGAATTTACATTAGATTCTTTAGTTGGAACTGATCTTCAGGTTGGTTATCCAATTTATATCTTCAATACTTCGGTTGGATCTGGAGTTACATCAATTGACACCTCTGGTAGTCAAATTGTTGGTATTGGCACCACTTATATTGACAATATCTACTATGTTCAAGCTTTAAATACCTCTACTGGTATTATAACTTGCCGTATTCATTCTGGTTCAAATGTTATTGGAATAAACACCACAGGAACTGAAGATTATCCAGTTGGCAGATATTCTTGGGGTAGGTTGTCCAATGCTTCTTTAGAAAGATCTTCCAATCCAATTTCAATAGGTGTAACTGGAAGGGTTGTATCAGGACTTTCAACATATCCAATTCTTCAAAGAAGAAATGTGGGAATAAGATCTACTGGCGCTTTACCCAAACTGTTATAAATATCTAAAAAACTATGTTAATATGGCTGCTGTCGTAACAGATCAATTTAGAATACTGAATGCGAGTAACTTTATAGATTCTGTATTAGATGATAATAATTCATACTATGTTTTCTTAGGTCTACCAAATTCAACCGCCGTTGGATTTGGTAGAACTTCCGATTGGAGTACTGCCACCAGCGGACCTCCAAGTCCAACCGACAACTCTCAGTATCTAACACATTATAGAGATACTGGAGTTTTTGGAAAAAGAATTACTAGTACAAATGTTAGAAGAGTAATAAGAAAAGTTCAGTGGACAACAAACACTGCCTATGACATGTATAGGCATGATTATAGTTCTTCTAATACAACTCCAAATTCAGCAACTAGTAGATTATATGATTCAAATTATTATGTAATTAATAGTGATTTCAGAGTTTATATTTGTATTGATAATGGTTCTTCTGGTTCCAATTTAAAAGGTGGTAGATCAAAATTTGAACCAACATCAACAGATTTGCAACCATTTTCGGCAGGATCTGACGGATATACATGGAAGTATCTATTCTCCATTTCTCCAAGTGATGTAATCAAGTTTGATTCTACAGAATATATTGTTTTACCTAATGACTGGTCAACGTCTTCAGATTCTCAAATTCAATCAGTTAGAGAAGCAGGAGACTCTGAGGCAAACAATAATCAAATTAAAAAAGTTTATATTAAAAGTGCAGGTTTAGGTTATACGGCATCTACGTATGATATTTTAGGTGATGGCACTGGAGGTAGAGTTGCGATAACAGTAGATGCTAATGGGGCAATTACTTCTACAAATGTTACAACTGGAGGAAAAGGTTATACATTTGGTATTGTTGACCTAGAAAGAACTGGAACTATATCAAGTGCTGCAAATTTAATTCCAATTATTCCTCCATCAAGAGGACATGGATATGATCTCTATACCGAATTAGGTGCCGATAGAGTTTTGGTTTATGCAAGGTTTGATGATTCTACTAAGGATTTTCCAGTAGATACAAAATTTGCTCAGGTTGGAATAGTTAAAAATCCAAAGGAGTATACTTCTTCAGGATTTGCCTCTACCAATTTTACTGGTTCAACTTATTCGTCTTTAAGTGCATTAAAACTGGATTCTTCATATACAGGAACACCAACAGTAGGAGAAAAAGTTACTCAGACTCAATCATCTACAGAGATTGCGAAGGGTTGGGTTGCTTCATATGATAGTGATACAAAAGTATTAAAATATTTTAAAGATAGATCATTATTCTTAACTGATGGTGTTAATCAAGAAGATAGGACAACCATTGGAGTAGATTCAAAAGTTATTGAGTTTAATAATACAGACAGCATTGTGTTTACTACTGCTACTCAAACATCAGTAGCATCTGGATTTACTGGAAGTTCTGTAAATGGAACTAGTCTAGGAGTCAATTTCACAGGTGGACTTGCAGATCCAGAGATAAATAAAAAGACAGGGGATATTATCTACATTGATAATAGACCTGAAGTTGAAAGAAATCTTAGGCAAAAAGAAGACGTTAAAATCAT